AGAAAAGAAATCTAAAAAATCATTTGAGGGATTTAAGTTTTGATTTATTATTCAGTATTTGATAGAGACGGTAAAAAAATCGTTGATTGTAATCATATTAAAGACGCGATGATGCTTGTTGGATTTGATAATACCAGAACATATCGTCAAATGAAACATATAAATCCACAGACTGTTAATGTTCCTTACATTAAGTTGCCAGATGATTTAAGACTTTCTGAACAAAAAATCCTAAACCAATGTGATCTAGAACCTTTTATTGTATGACTATTTCAATTCAAAAAGAAAACCTCTCTGATGGAAGCACTGAGTATACTATGACTGAAAATAATATTATAGATACAAAAAAATATATTGAGTTTGTTCGTGAAACTACAAGCCCTGCGAGTAGTGATTTCGCAGCACTTGTTTCGCGTCTTACAGAACTTGAAATAACTCACGATGCTGATGTTTCACGTCTTATGACTGCTGCATTTGGTGTAAGTGCCGAGGCAGGAGAACTTGCTGAAATCATTAAAAAAATATTCTTACAAGGAAAACCATATAATGAAGAAAATATTATCCATATGAAAAAAGAGGCAGGAGATATTCTCTGGTATATGTCTCAACTTTGTATTGCTCTTGATACTACCTTTGAGGAACTAATGGAAATCAACTACCAAAAACTATCAGCAAGGTATCCAGAAGGAACTTTCTCTGTTTATAAATCTGAAAATCGTGTAGAAGGAGATTTATAAAATAGACACTCTCCCCTCTTTTGGGTAGAGTTTTTTTATAAATAAATGTAAAAGTATTAATAGAAATGAATTCCAAAGACTTTCGCAATATACAAGAAGCATATTTAAATGTTTATGAAGAACTAAAAGGAACAGGACCAAGATTAGCTGATCCATATGCTGATAATCATCCTGATGAACCAAAGGGTGGTGGAAAGATGAAAGGTCCAAAAATGAAAAATGTTATAAAAAAGGAAGAAACCGACCTCTACGACATTATTCTTTCACATTTGATTGATGAAGGTTATGCTGATACTGAACAAGCAGCAGAAGCAATTATGGTGAATATGGGTGAAAAGTGGAGAGAGACTATTGTTGAGACTCGTTCAATTATTTAATGAAAACCTACCACCAGTTCTCTGAGGATATTGAGCAACGTAGAATAGAACTGCGTCAAAGGTCAAGAGACCAAATGCAGAGGTTTAAAGAGAAATCTAAAACCTCTGCAGATGCTCAAAGACAGAGAACTTCTGATGCTGATAATCGCAAAAGATTAAAGGATGAAATTAAAAGAGAACTGAAAGACGATAGGTAAGTTATAAATATTTTAAATAGTGTTTGGATATTATGGCAGAATTGTCCAAAGCAGATTTAGATAAAAGGGGTAATGATGAAATTATTATTAATAAATTTTTTAATCAAAAAAATTTAATTGATATTTTTCTTCACAAAGATGGCCAATTTAAACCTAATGCAATTGTATTTGTTGAAGACGGTGATCAAATAGATTCATTTGAAATTAACGAAAATAATAGATTTGATGAAGCACTTGCTAGAGTTAAAAGATACTCAGATCGTAAAAAAAATACTGATAAAATTTTATTTACTGGAAAATTTTTAAATACTAATCAAATTAAAACAATCTCACTTACAGAACTAATAAAAACTGAAGAATTTGGTGGTCAAACTGGTGGTAAAAAAATTAATCTTGGAATTGATTTTGAAAATAAATTTTATGAAAGTCTTATGTGCGAATTATCTTGTTCGAATAAAAATACTGAATATTCAAGTGAAGTTAAGAAATTAATTAAAGAAATAGGAAATGAAAAAAAAATAGCACTTTCTAATGTTGAAGCAGTTGGTGGAAAAAATCAACCTAGACCATTATCTGGAGGTACAGGAGGAATATATGTAACTGCTGGAGGATCTAAAACAAAAAATATTGGAAGTACTGTTACTGATATTACAACTTATTGGGGATCTAAAAAACAACCAATTTACTTATCTTTAAAATATGGAAGCACTTTAACATTTATAAATTCTGGAGTAGGAAAAATATTTACTCCTGATGACTATAAAAAATCTTTTGATGGATATACAAATCCAATAGGAAAAAAAATATTTGAAATTTTTGCAATTGATCCAATTTTATTTGCAAAAACATTTAATCAATATCCTCATAAAATTTCACTCCCTACCGTAGATGTAACAAATAAATGTGATAAAGGATCAATTCAGGATCTGTTAGAATATGCAATAGGGTACGGATATTGGATGGTTCATGGTGGAACAAGTGGTGGAGTAAAAATTTATGAAATAGACAACACTTATATGAAATCAGCATCTTCTATTACTGGATCCATTAAAATAATGTATGGTGGATCTCAAGGTAAAGGTAAAAGAATAGATATACATATGGAAAGTTCAAAATATAAATTTATGTGGAACCTGAGAAATAAACAATCTGGAGTATATCCTTCACATATAATGTGTGATTATAAGAAGAAATAAATAAAGGTATACCAAACATAATATGAAAAAATTTCTCCAATTTCTATCTGAGGCATCAGAATCTCAAGCAGCAATGCAGGCAAAGAAACTTGGATATACTGGAGATGGTCATGGTGGATGGGTTGACCGCACTGGAAAGGTAGTAGCAAGAACTGAAAACGGAAAACTTAAACTTATTGGTAAAAAATCTCCAAAGGATGCTGAAGAACCAGCAGATGAAAAGAAACCAGCAGCAGCACCTCAAGCACAAGATACTTCAAAGGTACAAGCACAACCTGCTCCACAACCCTCAGAAGCACCACAGCAGGAACCAGAGGAGCAACCAGACGAGGAAGGACCTACATTAACGATTGCCTTTGGTCGTTTTAATCCACCAACAGTCGGCCACGAAAAACTTTTAAGTGCCGCAAAAAGAGCATCAGTAGGTGGAGACCTTAAGATTTATCCATCAAGAACACAAGACCCCAAGAAAAATCCACTTGACCCTGATATGAAAATATCATTTATGAAGAAGATGTTTCCAAATTTTGCGGATAATATTATTAGTGATTCTAATATGAAAACTATTTTTGATGTTCTTACAAATGCGAATGAAGATGGATATAAAAATGTAAATATTATTGTTGGTTCTGACCGTCAAGCAGAATTTGAAAATCTTGCTAATAAGTATAATGGAAATCTCTATAACTTTGATATGATTGATGTGATTTCAGCAGGAGTTAGAGATGCTGATGCTGATGGTGTAGAAGGAATGTCTGCGTCTAAAATGAGAAAGGCAGTTATAGATGATGATTTTGAGTCATTTCGTAGAGGAACTCCAAAGAAACTTAATGATACTGATGCCCAGGCACTTTTTAATGCTGTTCGTCAAGGAATGGGAGCAAAGAAAAAGAAAAAAGAAGTTGTTGAGTTATGGCAGATTGCTCCAAAGTATGACCAACAAACTCTTCGTGAAAACTATGTAAAGGGTAATATTTTTAGAATTGGAGATATTATAGAAAATTTAAATACAGGACTTGTTGGTAAAATTACTCGTAGAGGCACTAATCATTTGATTTGTCTTACAAAAGAAGAGTATATGTTTAAGTCTTGGATAAAGGATGTAATGGAATATACTGAAACTAAAATGGATAAAAAGGAAAGACTTCCTGGAAAACCAAATACTCTTGTTGGTACTTCTGGTTATTTTAAGTATGCTGTGGATATGACTCCTGGATTTGAGAAGGGTGATAAAACAAATCTACAACAAGGAGCAAAACCATATAAAGGTTACAGTAATATAAAAGAATTTATAAATAAATATAGGAAAATAAAAGAAAGCACTTATTAAAATGTCAATGAATATTCTTAACGATATTTCCAAGGTTTATCTGGACCAGGTTGTTGATGAAGGTAAAGCAGATAAAAAACTTCCAGACTACAAAAGATCTGCTGCAAGACTTGCAAGATATGATAATCCTTCTGGTGCTGAAATGCTAGGTGGTGGGCAGCAAACAACCCGTAGAGCAGAGCACGAAGAAAGAAGAAGAGTTAAGAAAGAAGAGTTTGTTGATGAAGAAAAGAAAAAACCAATGATAAAGGTTGAGGTTCCCAAGGAAAAACTTGGATATAGAGTTGCTGATATTGGACCTGGTGGA